AGTTCAAGGTCACCGAGAAAATTATGATGAGTAAAATTCATAAATTAAGTTCCATCTTCGCAAGTAAGTATTCTTTCACCAGTCCAGAGCGAACGATGTCCTCTACTCCAAACTCAACAATATCAACTGAGGGCATGATACGTAAGACTTTCATGAAGTCCGCAATACCATTCCTCTCTCTGTCTTTAATAAGATCAGTTTGAGTAGCATCTCCACAGAACATAATCTTGGAGTCTTGTCCGATCCTCGTAATAATACTATCCAGTTCATGATAGTTCAAGTTTTGGAATTCGTCAACGATGACGATTGCATTATCAAGTGTGGTGCCGCGAATGAAAGACGTGGACCAGAATGAAATTGTGCCCTGTGTTTTAAGGTTACCATACAGCATCTCAAAGTCCGACTCTGTAGGCATCTCAAACATATACTTCACCATATTCTTATATGGAATCTGGTAAAGAGAAGACTTATCCTCATGGTCTCCAGGTAAGAATCCAATCTCTCTAGTGGCCACAAGCGATCTCACAAGGTAGATCTTTTCGTATGGCGTCCTCTCATCCAAAACATCTTTGAGTGCATTGTAGAGAGTGATAAAGGTCTTACCTGTACCCGCACATCCATATGCCACAAGATTTTGATTGTTCTTGTAGCAGCGGAAGAGTTCTTCCTGATTTACTGTCAGGGGTTCAATCTTCCTCATTAAGTCTGAGTTGATTGGTTTCTTTCTTTTCATTTGTCTATTAGACATCCCGAATGGGACTGGAGTTTGAGTCTTTCTTTTTGCTGGCATAAGCTGTGTTAAAAGTTAGAAGGAGTAGTCACGATGTTTCCGAACATTAGCACCTGGTTGTTTAGATGCACGGTCCAGAACTTCATTCCAACCGCTAGACTTTGCTTCCCCAGTCCACTTAAACTCTGTGGACTGTGATGCACATCCTTCTGACCAATCTTTATCCCACCCTGGATTTTCTTCTCTCCACTCAGCATACTCTTTCATAGTCATACTGAGAGTTTTCTTTTCTTTCGTCTCTAGGTTAATAACAGGGTACGTTGGCATAAACGTTCAATCCTTTTCTTGTATTTATTAAATCCATTCCATCGCTTCAGCGACGGCAGGGAACTGTTCGATGAAGATCTTCTTTGCGCTCAGTGCAAGATCCATGTGCTCTTTCTGTGTACCATTAGCAGAACGCAAATCGATATAATGGATCCATGATCTTACTGAGCCCGTCATGTAAATTTTTGTGGGCGTGGCCAAAGGGAGTACAAAACGAGCACACTCCTTTGCCACTCCTCTGTCAATCATCTGTTGATATAGTGCCATGCAAGAGTCAAACAGAGTTTGCATTTGCAGATCTAAAGTTTGAACCAAGAACGGGTCCAAATCATCAATAGAATTCTGTCGATTCTTTTCATCTTGCCTGCGGAGTTCAGGTAAGGGGATCTTCTCACCGAGTAAGGTAGAATTAGCATAGCGTTGTGAAAATTCTTGATATGTGAAAGACCTATGCCGAAGCACTTGAGCCGCAATTCCACGACTAGTGCTCATTTCCAGGGTCATGAATGCTTGTTCAAAAATACTCCAATGCTGATGCTTCACACAATACTTGAGCAAACCAGAAAACTTTTCATTCTCCTGGTTATTGGGATTGGAAACACGGGCACAATAGGCCATGTGCTTTTCTGCATCGGGAGTGACGCTAATCAAAGTAGCGGTATTAATCATCATCGTCTTCAAATACTTCGTCATAATCTACTATGTAGTTGGATACAGGATCATCAAAGTTTTCTGCTTTGTATGCATCAACATCAGAGAATACTTCACTTTCTAATGACTCAACAAGAAGTTTGAGATTCCTTACTATCAATTTAAGTTTGTCTCTATCCATAAAAAATGGGAGGTTTCCCTCCCATTCTAACAATATTTAATTGGTAAGTCAATCACTTAGAGTAAGTCTTACCGCGATAGCAGAATGTACCGTGGGTTTCCTTACTTTCAACACAACGAGTATCATACTCAACACCACGATATGAGGTGTGAGAGATCTGAGCATCGTGCAGGGCAGCAGCTTTGTTGATCTGCTTACGAATGAGATTGAGTGTGTTCATGATAGTTACTCCTAAAGTAATTGGATTTTTAGGTCCGTTCCTTTAGTCGTTTGCGTCCCATGGACAATCAGGAGTTGCCTCCTGAATTGTATCGATCAATTCAACTTTAATAATGGAATTCATATCCTCATTTGCTTTGATTCTGAGCATGATTGCATCAGCATCCTCACAAAGAAGACTAGAATAAAGAAGAAATTCTGGCAACATGGGATGAACGCTCCGTTCCGCGACTTACTTGCGTCCCACAGAGTGGGATGAACGACAGGCCTATTATAGACCTCATATTCTATATAGTCAAGTTTTTTTGTATCAACAGGAACATTTAAAGTTAATTTTGTTTAAGTAGTTTAGAGTTTCCTTAAGACCACCGCGATGCTTAAGCCCGATGGAGATTTGAGGATACTCTGCCTCAGTGCCAAACTCTGCACGGAATTCTTTGTCTGTAAAATCAGTGTCAAGATTAAAAACTTTCACATCCTCTTTGATACTTTGGAGGAGATCTTGAGCTCTTTCACATTCTTGACTACCGTTGGAATAAATTAGTGCTTGCATGGTCTTCCTCCGATTGCATCCCACATTTCTTGAACCATATCCTTTGGTTCTACTGTTCGTTTGTGCATGTCTGGATCCTTCCACTTTTTCCATTTATCAATAGCTTCTTGAGTAGGAACTTCAATCCGTACTCTATCACCATTACGCTCAAATTCTTCATTCATATCAATGTATGTTTGAGGGGTAATTTCAATCACGTTGCCTCCAGTCATCAGTTTTTTCGTGGTGAAACCATTCTGCGATATCATCTGTATTTTGGAATCCTGTTTTGTGATTAGATGGGTCAGGATCCCCCAGTCCCATCTGAATCATAAAATCATCTAGACCACCCTCCTGAATATCAGGATTAGCAGCAGTTCTCCTTGCCTTTCTCAAAATCTCAGCAGCAGATGCGTTTGCCTTTGCTAGTTTATTGGCCCAAATCATATCGTCTAAGGATACCTCTTGACCTGAAACAATCTTTTCACAAATCGCCTCTAGACGCAATCGGTATTGGGTAGAAAGCATACGCTACACTCCTGCTGGTGTATTTATTTTAATAGGTTGCAGTGTTTGTCAACCATCCAGTTTTTTAACCTGAAATAAGTTTGATCTCTGACTTTTTTTAATTTTTTTATACTCTTTTATAATCTTATCAATCTCTCTCTGAGAGATATTTACTTTAAGTTCGTCTTCATTCTCAAGAAAGCCAAGGCCGCCTTTCTCTGTTTCTTCTTTTGAATCAACATAATCATTAATGTTTTGTTGAATTTCATCACGGATCAATTCATTAACTTGATCCCTAAGAATTTCATCTTTCATTTTCTCTTCTTTTCTTTCTTTGGTTTTACTCCCCACATTTTTGGATTGACAGTTCCATATCCAAAATCAATTTTTTGAATGGCACCCTTACCATACCGATCATAGTACATGTCAAAGAGTTGTGATGTTTTACCACATCTCGTAAGGTCAATATATTCCACACCGTCAACGATATACCAAATTAGTCGGGCATCATTAGGAAGTGATTTATCATTCGCTGCTTCAATAGTGGTTTTCTCCTGGAGAATTTGACAACCATATGATGAAGGATCTTCCGGCTTGACTGGAAGACTACCCATTTCCTCCTCCTTAGTTTCTACAGTTACTGTCATGAACGACCTCCCCACTGAATATCGGGATATGCATCCTTTACAATATCGTAAGATATCTTATATTTAGTTTGCAATTGTTTATCTTTCACTAAGCAGAGAATTTCTGCTTCTGCAGGGTGCAGGCCCTCAAGCATTTGGATAAACATAGTTTCTCTGCGAAGTGATGAGATACCATCATTACCACCCTTCACAAAATTATAGAGGTGCTTATATTCTCTACGTAAAGAAGTGTGATCAGTTCCAACAGGGACCTCATTCTTTTCATAAGGAACCTCCCCCGCAGGCACAACAGAAATCACGGTCTCATCAAAGTTCCAAATAAAAAGACTCTTCAGGGCAGGATTATCATACTCCTGAAGAATTTCTACTTTCTTTGCTTTGGTTCTTTGCTTGCTTGCAAGCTCAAGAATTTCATGAACAAAGGGATTAGGTGGAAGTTTAGGAGACTCTGCCTTAACTTTTACAGATCTCTTATTAGTTGTCGTCTTCTTCCTGGTCGAGTTCGTCATAGCTATTTT